TTCATATCCTCCAACTCACGGATGTCGTTGGCCGAGAGCCAGCCGCCGTTTCGACCCACGGCATACGCCGCGTAGCGCGACGCGGTGTCGCCCCGGAGCAACGAGTCCATCAGAAACTTGGTGAAGTACTGGCCCTGCGCCTGCGTGCTGAAAAGCTCGAAGTTCAACGCCTGTTCCCAACGCACCGCCCACGGACGGAGCGAGTGTGTCACGAACTCGATCGACTGTTGCTCGATGTTACTGAAGGTGGCCTTGTCGAGCTGCGCGATCATGTGCGGCGGGACGCGGAATATCCGGCAGATCTCGGTCACCTGGAAGTTCCTGGTCTCGAGGAACTGCGCATCGTCCGGATCGATCTGCGTTTTCTGCCAGGTCAAGCCCTCCTCGAGGATGGCGACGCGATGAGCGTTACTGAGACCCCCTTGCGCCTGTTCCCACGACGCCTTGAGGCGTGCACGAGCCTCGTTGGAGAGCTTCTGGCCGGCCGCCATTGTGAGCAATCCGCCGGGGCGCGACCCGTTTCCGAAGAAGCGCGCGCCGAATTCCTCCGCCGCCATGCCGACCGAGAGCGTCTGTTTCATCAATCCGATCGGTGAATATCCGATGAGGCCGTCGTATCCGAAGCCCGGGATGTGGAGCATGTCGCCCGACTTGAGGATTACGCTCGATCCATCCGGCAGATTGACGAGGAATTGCTTGGACCCGTTCACGCGCTTCACCGACACACGATCCGGCGTGATCGGCCAAAGCGCGATCGGCTGCCCGCGACCGTTCCACTCGATCTCGGCGAACGCATTGCCGGTCAATCCCACATGGCCTTGCATCGTTTCCACGAACTGAAGCGGCGTCATCTCCGGATTCGGCCGATTGTGCAGCAACTGGTAGACCGGATGCTGCATCGCTCGCTCTTTCCCACGCGGCAACCTCTCGTAAACCACCAACGGGAGCGACGCCAGCGATTCGGCCAGGATCCGGACGCACGCATAGACCGCCGACAGGGTCATCGCCTTGCCGTTGGTCACCGTGATTCCGGTGGTGGACGGCCCGATTCCCAACGCCTCGAGCAACGCCGGCGTCGGATTGGAGAGCGGGATCGACGGATTTTCTAGCGACTGGCCGCGCTGTTCAATCGCTTTCGCGATCGCCTGGCTGCGCACGGCAGCGATGTTGAGTTTCAGCATGGCTTCCGCGTTATAGGGTCATGAGATCTTGCGTCTCGTAAATACTCTCCGTCTCGATAGGTCCGGAGAGTGCGCGACCGAGCGCCATGATGAGCGCAACAATGCCGTCGATCTTGTTTTCGGGCCGCTCTTTCCTGGGATAGATGTTGTCCTTGACGTCGGTGTGACAGACGACGTTTGACGCCATCCACGCCAGCACCGGGTCGCCGTCGTGATGGAATCGGCCGGATAGCACAAGCGCCTCGAGCTGCTTCATCGGCTCCGAAAAGTTCAAGACCGTGGGCCGCATCTCGACCATCGGGAAGCCCTTGGCCATCATGCGGGTCGAGAACTCCGTTGCCTGAAACGGATCGAAGGCCACCTCTTTCACCTGCGCGTGCGTCGCCAGCTCGTCGAGCTCGTCTTCGATCAGCTCGAAGTCGATCACGTTGCCTTCGGTCGTCTGGATGTGGCCCGCTCGCGCCCATCCGTCGTACTGGCTGTTGCGCGACTCTTCGATCGCGGATTCGGGGAGATATGAGCGCAAAAACGCGTAGTAATGCGTTTTTTCTTCGATTTCTCGCGTGAATAGCTCGATCCTGGCGGCAATGTCGATCTTGCTCGCGAAGTCGTAGCCCAAGATGCACGACTCGCCTTCGAACTGCGACACGTCGAGCGACTTATCGCCGCACGCCTCCCACGCCCGCATGTCCATCCACGCGACGTCGGACGAGACCCAGACGTCGAGTCGTTTGGTGAGGAAGTTGTTGAGCGCCGACGGCATTTCGGCGGCCTTTCGTGCCAGGCGCGCCATGTCGTCCGGGAACACCGAGATGCCGTAATTCGGGTTCGCCTTAGCCCAGATCGCGGGATCGAACGGATCGTCCCCGTCGTCCGTTGTGTAGATGACCCCGAAGTACGTCTCGTCCGTGGCGACCAGGTCGAGCAGTTTGGTGACATAGGTGCGCTGCTCGTAGCACACGCCGGCGCGGTTGGATCCGGCCGTCGTGATCGATAGCAAGAGCGACTGCGTGCGTGCGCCCGTCGCGGTCTCCAGGACATCGTAAACCGCGCGCGTTTTGTGAGCGTGCAGCTCATCGACCGCGGCGAAGTGGATGTTGAGGCCGTCCAGCGAGTTGCCTTCCGCCGACAATGCCTCGCACTTGGACGACGTCTGGAGCACGTTCAGATTGTGCGCGCCAACCGCGAGACCGAAATGCTCTCTCAGCTTGGGACTCTTTCTCGCCATCTGCTGCGCGGCGTCGAACACGATCTTGGCCTGGTCGCGCGTGGTGGCCGCCGAATAACACTCGGCGCCCGGCTCGCCGTCCGCGGTCAGCATGTAGAGCGTGATCGCGGCCGCGAACAGCGACTTGCCGTTCTTGCGCGGGACTTCGATGTAGGCTGTCCGGAAACGACGGAGCCCGGTCTCGTAGTCGGCCCAGCCGAAGATCGTGGCGACGATGAAGACCTGCCACGGCTCGAGCCTTATAAGTTCATTGGCCCACTTGCCCTTGTAGTGCGGCAGGAGCTCGATGAACCGACAGGCCTTGACTGCTTTCTGGACGTCGAAGCGGTACGGGAAGTCGTCGGTGCCTTCGTTCTCGAGATCACGCAGGTGGCGCTCGCACGCGGCCTTCGTCCACTTGCACGCCAGGATGCGCCCTTCGACGACGTCGCGCGCGTAGTCGGTGGAGATCCGGACGAAATCGCGACCGGGCTTGGTCACGCTGTCGCTCCCAGATCCGCGAACGGGTTGTCCTCGCGCGCACCAGTCGGTGCAGCCTCGACCTTGGTGCGCGATGACGGGGTCAGGCCGAACTCGCGCAGCATGACCGCAATCCTGCGCCACGCGTCGGCCGCGATCGCAACCTCGGGACGCGTCCGGGTCATCTTGCCGTGCTTGCTCACCGTCTCATACGTGGCGCCGTCAACGATCACGACCTGCCGGGCATCCTTCCATTCGGCGTACGCGTCGCAGAGCAGCTCGAGCGCCGTTCCGTCGGCGACGGTGAGCACGCCCATCCGATCCAACTCGAGGCCGATCGAGCGCCACGCACGACGTGCACGTGCGGACAGCTTGCTCGGCATCTTGGGGATGCCGGCTGTGGGCCTGGGTTCGTTCGCGGGAAGCGCACGCTTGCCCGGATTGCCGCGCAGGATCTTCATGCGCGTCGGGATCGGCTTCCGGCCCGCCATTACACTGCCGCCGAAAAACGATCTTTCATTTTGCGGGCATGTTGATTTGACTGGGCGCACGGTCCGGAGGGGAATCGCCCTAGAGATTTGACCTGCCCTCCCCCTATCGAGTGGCCCTCAGCGCCGCGCATTACCCCATCCACCGTCCTCGCTTGCTGTCTTGGTGTCGTGACATGGCTTGCAGAGCGATTGCCAGTTGGAGCGGTCCCAGAAGAGCGCGCGATCGCCCTTGTGTGGGATGATGTGGTCGACGATCGTGGCAGCGGTGACGTGTCCTCGGCGCTCGCAATTGGCGCAGAGTGGGTGCGATGCGAGGTATGCTTTGCGGGCTTTGTCCCAACTGCTGTCGTAGCCCCGATCCCGAGCAGACGGACGGGCCGCGTCGGCTGCACGCCGAGCAACAACACGGTGCGCGTCACAGCGGCCGCTCGCAACGAGAGCGGAACAGCCGGGGTGAGTGCACGGGCGCTTTGCGGCAAATGGCAGTTGGCGGCATGTAAGACGGCCCCGCACCCGTAAGGGTGAGAGGCCGTGGTCAGCGGATCAGTTCGTCAGAGCAGCAGGCTGCTACCGGCTATGTCTCCGGTAGTGTACGCCCACGCCGTGGTGAGCGCAATAGTCAGTCTGGCGGCAGTATCGCCGCGAGCTTGGCAGCGAGCGTTTCGACCCGACGGTAATGATCGACCTCGATCATCGTGTCGCCCAGGATCCGCAACCCTTCCGTCACCGAAGCGACATCCGCCCGTGTGATCTTGTACGGCGAGTCGTCGGGGAGCAGGCTGTGCGCGACCACGACAGTCTGCTCCCTTCCGATGATCGTCCCGGTGTTTTCTATCAGGTCGCGGGCCAGCGTATTGCGCCACTCGGCGGTATGCCGGCCGGGGTCCGCAGCGAAGTATGCGCGCAGTTGTTCGTACAGCGGCGGTTCCGGCGTCAGCGCCGGCGCGATCTCGTCAGTCATGCAACCTCCTGCGTTCTGGCGAGATGTCCAGCGGGGAAGTGCACGCCGAGATAGTTGAACACCTGTGGCGCTGTCATGTGCTCGGCCTCCATGTATCGCATTTCCTCGGTCGTCACGTCCGCGCAATATTGGCCAATCATCGGCACACGGAGAATGTAAATCAAAGCGCCGCATTCCGCCGTCTCGCGCACTGCTCGGAACTTACACCAGTAGACGCCGCGACCTTCGAGTAGCTTCGCATGTTCCTTGAGCTCATGGCCGAAGGGGCATGTTGGCTGGTCGCCATTGCCGAGCCATCCGGCGCGACGCACGACGAGCGATCCGTTTAGCCGGATCAATCCAGGAGGACCGGCGATTGCGCTCATGGCGCTAGTTTACACCCGCGCGCGGTGGAAGTGTTAGCCTTTCCCGTCGCTCTCGCATCTTGACGTGGATCCATGCCCAGGCGAGTTCCCCCGCGATAAGCAGCGCGAGGAACATGGCCACATTTTCGTAACTCCAGTGCCAGAAGATCGCGAAGGCAGCACCAAGCGCCGTCATGATGTCGGTGAAAATATTCTGGGCCATCGCCTTACGCTCGTTGGTTGTCATTGTCTCTGGTATCAGGGGATGGAGAGCGTTCGGGCTTGAAGAATCCGAGCATCCCCCGGCAGGGCATAAATGGCAACGGCTCTCCATTGGCGAGGACGAATCCGTAGCGTCCGAAGAACCATCGCGATGGACTGTCCTCTACGCAGTCCGTGATCTTCACGCGCCCGACGATGCCGCCGCGCTCGAACGAGTCAGGGGCGGGCATCTCGATTTCGGGGAACTCCTGACGCACGTAGAGATAACCCGCTTCATCGAACTTCTTGCCAGCGTGGATACCAACCATGCCGCGAACCTTGGTTGACCAGTCGCGGTTCTCGATGTCTTTGTATCCGTTGACGACGAGCCACGCCCAGGGTTGCTGGACGCTTATCAGAAGGTCGAATAACTCGTCAGCCATTAGTATCCCCCTCAATCTCTGATCCGAGAAGCGATCTAATTGCGGCATCACGGCTTGTTGCGTGCAACTCACAGAGGTAGGTCACGTGACCATCGAAGCTGTAGCCGCACAACGTGTTACCGCCCGGACACGGCGCGCGCTCCTTGCATCCGCTCGGCTTAACCGCTTCCCGGAGTGCGTCGATGGCATCGGCGGTTGCTTCCAATCTTGCCGCCCGTCGTCTGATTACAGCTGCACCGCTGCTCTTCGGGGGATAGTTGTCGCTATCGATGTGGTCGCGCTCTAAATCAGCGAGTAGTCGCAAGTCCCCGCTGGTCGCGGTCATTCCTTCGGCTGTTGTATTATCGGGCACTGGGCAAGGCCCTCCGTAAATCGGCGGCGGCCTCGTTACGATCACGCTCGGCGCCCTGCACGAGTGGCAGCCAGATTTCGCGCGTCAGGTTGCTACGGGCGCACCCATCGCAGAGCACCGCCCAGCGTGCCTGCGCATGGCCGTAAGCCTTGACCAGCTCGTCAGCCTCGTTAACGTCCATTTGTCCCGCCTTGTGTAGGTGTTGGAGAGTGAGCAGTCAGGTTTTCGTATCTCGGTACTTCGACGCCGAGATCATGGTCAGTGCCGATGCTGTGATACCACCGCCGCGCGTGCAGGACGACGGGCCGCATTAAATCCCGTTCCTGTTCTGCGCTCTCTAGACGGGAGCGAAGCGAGCGGACTGTGGAGAGCAACGTCTGCACGTCGTGCGCTCGCACCGAGATCCACCCAGCCGCATTAGATGCCCGCGCTTGGTTACTCAGTAGCGATTCAGCGGTGCTCACAGGCTCAGTCATGATTTCCCCCCTCCTGGTTACGGGCTGCGAACTCCATCTTGTCACTGTCGGCCTTATCCCGCGCCAATTCCTCGCGGGTCTTGACGATCCCGGCGTTGTAGATCAGGCCCGCGTCGATTGCCCACGCGAGAAGTTTACTGTCCTCGCCTGCGCTCTCCACCTTCAACGTGAGCCGCTGGATTTCTGCGAGGACGGTACGAATGTCGTCCCGCGATATGTGTGTGGGATGCCAGCATTCGGCGGGCTCCGTGTCGAGGATGTAAGTGATAATTCGACGGTAACCGAGCGCGAACGCTGCACGGCGACAAGCCGCGTAAAGAAACGAGCAGACATTGCGCGCGCCGGACGCTGCGAGGCGCGTGACTTCGACT